TCCCGCCCGCCAGCGGCTTTCCAGCCAGCCGGCCATGTCGGCGTGAAGGGCGGGCGTGGTCATGCCCTGTTCGCTGTTCCAGCGGTCCAGAAAGGCGATGAAGCCTTCCTTGTCATCATCGGCGATCCCCATCACGTTCGCCCAAGAATGTGCCAGGCGGCACCGTTGGACAGCAGGATCATGCCGTCATACTGCGCCGTCAGGGTCTTGGGCCCACCATCGGGGCCGCCGCTGCCGTCACCGCTGGTGACATTCACGATGTTGGTGGACGGATCGGTCTTCTTCACGGTCAGGCGCGTGCCACTATTGGCAGCCGCCGGGGCCGGCAGCCGCACCTCCACCACGCCGGCATAGGCGGAGACGAGGTAATGTTCGGCGCCCAGGTCGGGCTGGAACAGGCCCGCCGCCTCATGAAAATGCACGGTCGCCGGCATGCGGCTGGCCGATGTCACCCACCAGGCGGCCCCATTAGAGAAAACCGTCACCTGTTCAAACTGCTTGGCCAGTTTCCACACCCGTCCATCGGGGCCGGTGCCCATGGCGGCAGTGACGCTGACCATGCCGTCCGACGTGTCGGATTTCTTGATGGTGATGCGCCTGCCCACGGCCTGCGTCCCTGACGGGCTGGGCAGGCGCACCTCCACCGGGCCATCGCCGCCGCTGACCAGATAGAGATCCTTCATCAGGTCGGGTTCGAACAGGCCGGCTTCGTCCCGGAACTCGGCATTGCCCGGCTGTTCGGTGCGCGCCGTCACCCACCATCCCGCCCCGTTGGACACGATGCTGACATGGTCATAGCGCGAGGACAGGATCACGGGCCGCCCATCCGGCCCCGGCCCGCCCAGTTCGGTGACGGTGACAGGATTGGCGGAACTGTCGGTTTTCTTGATGGTCAGGATGCGGCCATTGGCCGTGTCTGCCTTGGGCAGGCGGAATTCCACGGCCCCGCCAAAGGCCGAGACCAGATGCGTAATGGAGGAAAGGTCGGCATTGACCAGCCCGCCGCTGGCCGGCTCCACATAGTTCGTATCGACACTGAAGCCTTCGACCCGCAGGTCGGTGACATGCGTCTCCTTCAGCAGGTTGCGCAGCGGGTAGCCGGCATTGATGGCCGTGTAGGCACGGTTCGAGGATGTGTCCCAGATCGGCTGCCCGCCCGTGGCGCTGAACAGATTGACGATGCTGCTATTCTGCGACCCGTTATCGATGCGGATGCCGGGCAGGGCGCCCAGGCTTTCGGCATAGAAATTCACGATCAGGTTCTGGTCGGTGGCAGCACCCAGCCGCAGACAGGCCTGTCCGCCCGGATGCAGATTGGCCTCGCAATCGCTGAAGCTGTTGTTGAAACGCCCGGCGGAGATGAAGAAGCCGCAGCCGCTGATGGGGGCGGACAGGGAGTAGACGCGCACATCCTGAAACTTGTTGGCGTTGGGCGTGTCGCCATCGCCTTCGACCGTCAACAGCACCCCATGCGCCTGGGGTCGCGCCACCAGGACGCGGGCGATATGGTGCCAATAGCAGGGCCGGTTGGTATCGTCATACCCGTCCAGGACGATGCCATTGATGCTGTCCCAGATGGACAGATTCTCCACGATATTCTTCACGCACGGCCCGTCGCGGCCATAAAGCTTCACGCCCGTCGCCCCGCCGACAATGCGCAGATCGCGCAGGCTGGCATAGCCATCAACCATCTCCACGGCATTGAAACTGCTGGGATATGTCGGCAGGTTGACAGGGTCGTAGGCGTCGGCGCGGGCCTGGATGACACTGCCCTCCCCCTCCCCGTACAGGGTTTGTCCGTAGCCCAGCACAATGGGCGCACTGGTGCGGTAGGTGCCGGCAGGCAGGAAGACGGAACGATGGGCGGCGAGTGCCGACAGGATGGCGGCAGTGTCATCGCTGACCCCGTCGCCAACGGCACCGAAATCCTTGGCCGTGACGACATCACGCAGCTTGTCCGCCACGGCCCGGGTGACGGCACCCGCCCCATGTGCCGCGATGGTACCAGCGGCAGGCAGACTATCCAGGGGCAAGGCCATGGGATTGCCCGACGCATCAAAGCCCAGCGCGGCGCCAGCCCGCACGGAACGGTCGGGCAGCAGGGATGAGGACGGCAGGTCGGTGGGGGAGGCCCGCAGCATGCGGGCCTGATCGGCGGCCAGCTGCTGCACCATGGATGTGAGGCGGTTCAGCTGTTCATTCAGGCTTTTGGCGGCCAGCGGCCCGCTTTCCAGGAAATCCGCCTGCCGGTCCAGCGCCACGCGCCGTTCGATGGTGACCACAGTGCCGGCGGGCGGCGGACTGTCCAGCTGCACCGCCCCGCCCGCCGGATCACCCAGCCCTTCCAGCATGTAGCCGCTGGTCCAGGGGGCGGCGTCGAGATGGAGCGACAGGTCGGAGGGGGCGTAAATCGGGAAGGTGAAGGCAAAACGGCTGGCCACCCCGTCGGCGACAAATTGCGCGACAGGGCTGGCCGCCGGGATCGGGGCGGTGGGCATGGGGGGCCTCGTGATGTGAAAAGGGAAAGGCCGTCAGAGGCCCCGCGCCAAGCGCTCCAGACGCTGGCGTTCCTGCTGGCGTGTCAGGTCCAGGAGGTTACGGCGTTTGAGCGCCGTCTCCTCCTCCGACAGGCCCGCCAGTTTCAGGGCGTCCAGACGGGCGGCATCGGTGCGCGCCTCGGCGACGGCGCGTTCCCGGCCCAGGATCAGGGCTTCGCCCGATCCATCGGCACTGCCGATACCCTGCGCCCCGAGGGCTGCCCGCAGGCTGCCAGTTTCCTGACGCAGGTCGCGGCGGCGGCGATCATCGATCTCGCTTTCGGCCTGGATGCGCTGCGCCGCCAGGGCATTGCGCTGTTGCAGCTCATCCATGTCCGCTGCTTGGCGGGCCGTCAGGTCGGCGTTGTCGGCGGCCTGTTCAGCCTCCAGCAGGCGGCGTTCCTTCTTCCGGCGCTTGGATTTGGTAATGCCCAGCAGGTCCTTGGCCGTGTTGGTGGTGCCGACCAGCCTGTCAGCCGACTTGATCAGGCTGTCGCCGACGCCCGAACTGCTCAGCACCATCAGGGCCGGTGTGGTGAGGCCGCCCATTATTCATTCACCTTCAGCTCATGGGTTACGGACAGGAGGGTGAAGGGCAGCGGCCTTTCCTCCACGATGCGCCAGGGGGGACCGGCGCGGCTGGCCTGCCAGCCGGTGGCCGTCAGGCGGCGGTCGCCGGTGAAGGCAGGGGCAGGCGCCGTCGCCGGCGCGGGGCCGGCGGCGCGCCGTAATGGCACCTCCACCGGCCCGCGCCCCAGGTCGGCGCGCAGCGCGGGCGTATCCTTCAATCGGAAGGTCACCGCCAGCAGACGCGCACGCCGTCCCTGTCCCTCCGCCGCCAGCAGGTTGGGCGGCATGGGTTCGATCTCATGGGTGAAGGCCAGCCCCGCCTGGACCTGGGTGGCCGGGCTTGGCAGGCGGATGCGCCCCGCCGCGACGGGCGTCACCGTCACCACCGCGCTATCGGCCAGCACAGCCACATCCCGCCCGTCCAGATGGTCAAGTCCGGACCAGCGGGCCGTGGGACTATCCACAGCGCCGGCCAGACCGGCATCGACATGCAGGGCGTCGTCCCAGACCTCCACCGACACGGCACCATCGCGGTCCACCAGCCAACAGAGATGCCGGCCAACCAGGGCCGTGGACAGGATGCGGCCCGCCGTGACCAGCCGCACCCAGGCACGGATCTGTTCATTGCGGTACAGCGTCAGCACCGCCAGGGTCCCGTCCGACTGCACCGCCAGCAGCAGCCGGCGGCGGCGGTCATATTCCATATCGACGGTACCGGGCAGGATGGGCCGCGTGGTCAGGGTCAGGTCCGCCGCCGAATAGGATTGTTCCAGATCGGTCCACAGGAAATCGCGGATCGACCCGTCCCCCGCCGCGAACAGGGTGCCGCCTTCGATCTCCTGCGGCGGGATGCTGCGGTCGGCCACACTGCCGATACGGGTCTGCCGGTCCAGGCGGATGGCCGTGGGCGTCAGGGGAACACCTGTCACGGCCCATTCCCCGCCGGTGGTGAAGACCTGCAGGTGCCGCCCGGAATAGACGGCGCGGATGGGGTTCACCTCATCCGACAGGATGGCGAACTCGATGGCGCTGTCATCCTCCCCCTCGCCCAGGTCGAAATTGAACAGGTCGCCGGATTTCGACAGCCAGAGCCGGTTGGGCAGGTCGCGCGACCCGCCAATGACCAGCCGGTCCTGATGGAAGGCCACCGACAGCGGCCAGCCCCGCTGCGGGCTGAACGCCGCCTCGTCCCAGTCGGCGGTGGGGTTGGTGTGAGGCAGGGTGTCGGCGAGGTCGATCTCGGCCTCCGTACCCGACCGCACCGCCGCGATGCGGCCCGGCTTGCGGTGGATACGCCAGGGCGCCCCCTCATGATCCGGCATAAAGACGGGGGAAGAGGCGCGCAGACGGACCCGACCTGTCAGACCCGACGGGGTCAGGGTGATGGCGGCATCGGCGAAACGGAAGAAGGGGATGCGGGGTCGCCCCTCTTCTTCCGCGAACTGCCAGGGCTCAATCGTCCAGTGGCCGACCCCGCGCCGGCTGATGCGCCGTGGCTCCACATTGGGATGGCAGACCAGCAGCACGTCGCCGCTCTGGGCCCAGGTCAGGCTGGCAAGCTGTTCCAGCGTCCAGGGCGTGGGCAGGGTGGCCTGCAAGGCGTCATCGCCGAACACCGACAACAGCCGGTCGGTCAGGACCAGCAGGTGCGTCTGCTCGCTGCTGAAGGTGAAGGGGATCAGGCGGCCCGGCCCCGGCACCACAGCGATGAAGCCGGTGCCGGGCCGCCGCGTGATGCCGCCCGTGGGCTCGATCAGCACATTGGTCAGGGTCAGCGCCCCATTCTCAAAGGCGGCAAGGTCACCCCGGCCCAGCAGGTCGGAGCTGACGCAGCCGCCGGTGAAACTGGTCTTTACGGCTTTCAGGCGGGTCATGACAGGCGAGCCTCGATCAGGGTGAAATCCTCAAAACCGTCCTGGCTGTCCTGCGACGCATCGGTCAGGCGGGCGCGGCGGAACTCGGCCTCTGCCAACTTCTGTAAGGTCTCGGCGCGTGCCGTATTCTCGGTCAGCGGCACGCAGAATTCCGCCGCAAGCCGGGCAATCAGGGCCGCATCAAAGAAGGCGGGGAAGCCACCTTCCGCGACACGCGCGACATAGGTCAGGGTGACCGCGTCGGCATCGGTCAGAAGGTCCTTGCCCTGGATACGGTAGGTCAGGCCACGCCCCCGCCCGCCTCTGCCCAGCGACAAGGCCCGCAGGAAATCATCGGGCAGAGCGAAACAATGGGCAAAATCGGCGGGCGGCGGATCGGCACGGCGGACCAGAGGGGCCTGCCGCGTGGCAAAGCTCCAGCCATGGGCAGCCAGCAAGGCATCACGGGTAGGGGCATACAGGGCGGCGGCCAGTTCCGCTTCGGCGGTGCCGTCCTGAAACGACGTGACCGGGTTCGCCCCGATTTTCAACAACGCACGGGCGCACAGCCCGACAGCGGAATAGGCCATAGGGGGAACTCCCAGAAAGGTAGAGTGGATTAGCGGAGCGTAATCCGCGGTTAAGCGGCGGCGTGGGTCCGCGGATTACGGCTGCCGCCTAATCCGCCCTACGTTCGGGCCGACGGATCAATCCGTGTCCGTCGCCCCAACCTGGGTCAGGTCGGCGGTGTCGATCACGCCGCCGCTATTGGCATTGACCAGAAGGATGCCGGCCACCGGGGTGGTGCCGACACCGGTATTGGCCAGGACCATGTCGCCCAGGCGCATCATGTGGCTGGCCGGATTGAAGTACCCGGCCACGCGCACGGCGGTATGGGCGTCCGGCGTGGTGTAGTGCCAGAGGGTGAAGCCATTGGCATAGGCAAGGACCGAGAGGTCGCGGGGCTGAAAGGCCATGGCGCTTACTCCTTGCAGCGCAGGGTGACGACGCCGCTGGCGTCGATCAGGGCAGCCCCCTGCGACATCATATTGTTGACGAAATGCGCGGCGCGGTCGCCATGCCAGGTGATGTCGCTGCTGACATCAGCCCCGCTGGCATGGCCCACGGCGGTCTTGTGATACCAATGGCAGAGGCGGACATTGCCAGCCCCCAGGGTCAGGCCCGAATGCGGCATCCACAGCGTGCCCAGCCAGCGCTTGGCCTGGGTGCCCCGCCAGGGCAGCTCGCCATCGCCGACATAGTCGGAATTGGCGAACTCATCGATGCCCAGCAACTGGCTCCACTGTTTCCAGCCGACCACGGCATAACGCTGGCCATCATCGGGCACATCCGCACCGCCCAGCATTTCGAACGCCGCCAGGACCTTGTCCTTGGTCAGGCCGTCCGTATCGGCACCCGCATAATGGGTGCCCGCATCCAGACGGGCGATGATCAGCTCATCCGTCTTGCGGCCCAGCGCATAGGCGCCGGCATTGGCGATGACGCTGCGTTCATCGATATTGGTCTTCAGCTCATCGAGCTTATCGACCCAGTCGCCGGCATAATAATCGGCCAGGGTGCATTCGACGGTGCCATGGTCCAGGTTCATCACCGGGACATTGCCATGGCGCGACTTGGTGCTGGCCACACCCTTGCCGACCTTCTGAAAGACGGTGCTGGCGCCCTTCACATTGTTCTTGGAGCGCACGGTGGCGCGCAGCTTCGAGCCTAAGCGCTGATAGGCTTCATGCACCTCGCGTTCGTACTGCTTCACGAACGATTTCTCGATGTCGGTGGACATCCTGGGACCTCATTCCTGTGATGATGGCAGCCGTCGCGGTTGCCAGACCTGAGGTCCGGCCGCATGTCGGGCAGCGATGGGGGGAAGGCCAAGAAGACACGGGCCCCGCACCGGCCCTTGCAGGGCAGGGGTTGACGGAAGCAAGGCCCGTGGTCAGGCCATGGGAGGGGGACGATGCGCCACGCCCGGTATCCGGCAGATCAGCCAGGACAGAATTCGGGCATTGGCAAGAGCAGATATAGGATTAAAATCTGGTACTCGTCAATATAAATTCACCAAGAATATGAATTTCATCCTGTACATAGAATAGTATTCAAGATTAACTAGTCGCCTTGCAACATCTCAACCCATGCCGGCCAGACGCCCCGGAACCGGATGCAGGCGGACCAGCCGGTCAGGTTCGGAGGCAAACCAGGCATGGCTGCCCCAGGCCAGCGACGGCAGCGCCCTCTTCACCTCCGCCTTGTCGCGGTCCAGAAAGGCGGTGACGCAGACCACGCGCGAGGGATCGAATCCGCCCTCGGCGGCAATCTCCAGAAAGGCCCTGGCCCGCTGTTCCGTGACGGGCCCATCGGTCGCCACCACCTCCACGAACACCAGCATCAGGTCGGAGCCGTCGCTTTGGCGCCCCCGGTCCAGCAGGATGATGTCGGGCAGGGTGCGGTCAGGCGTGATGCGCAGGCGCAGCCGCTTGATCCAGCCCTCATCGCGGGCCGCGACCTTGGCGGCACTTTCCGACAGCCACAGCACCACGGGATCGGTCAGGAAACGGGGCGCAAACAGTTCCACCACGGCCTGGGCGATGCGGCTGCTGGGGCCAGGCGCCAGCAACCGCGTCTCCCCATTGGGAAAACGCACCAGAATGTCCGACCCGTCACGGTCGGTCGACCCGCGCAAAGAGACGATTCGGGCCAGCGCCATAGGGTTCAAGGTCGCATCGGCCCAGTCCTTGGCGGCCCTGGTCAGCGCCTCGCCCTGCAAACCCGGATCGAACAGGGACGCAAAGGGGGCGGCCAGGGCATAGCGCGGCTTGGACGATGTCGTGGGCACGCCCGCCCGTTCGATGACAGCGCCATTGGGGATCAGCCCCTGGCGGATCACCTCATCGCGCACCTGTTCGCGGCTATTATCCTGGTACCAGCGCTCCCCCTTGGCGCGCGGGGCCTTGGCATAATCGGCGCGCGACCTCGCGTCGGCCTCGAACAGCATGCGCGTATCGCCCAGGCGCACGACATGCACCGGGTTCAGCCAGATATCCGCCCCCTCCACCGCGCCGATATAGAGGAAGGCCGCAACAGTGGCCGCCGCCGCGTCGCGCACGCATTTATCCCGCTCCGGAGTGCCCTCCGGAAAAATCAGGCGCAGGCGGCGGGCCACTTCGGCCCGCTCCAGCAACGGTGGCAAGGGATGCATCAGGAAATCCCGTACAGACGGTCGGCGGCCTGATCCAGCCGGTCGCGCGACGCCCCCGCCGCCACGAGATCGCTCAGTTCCTTCACGGCCGCCGGATGTGGCAGGGGCATGGCCTCCAGCTCATAGGCGGAGACAGCGACGGAGCCGGAGATACAACGAAAGGCACGGTCAGCGGCGCGGCTGTTCAGGAAGGCAGCCAGAACGGCAGGCGGCACCAGGGGCGGGGTGTCATCCAGCGGCAGCAGCATGTTCAGGTGGTTCTCCACCGTCACGCCGCGCGGATGCTTGGCCAGGAAGGAAAGGGGCATTTCGGCGGCGATCAGGCGGCGGGCCTGTTCCTTGGCCGTTGTCCGCTGCAACAGTACGCAGGGCCGGCGGGTCAGCAGCCACTCATCGCCCTTTGCCCCCGGGTGGAACCAGGGCTTGTGGTTGGCCTTCTCACAGCGATAGGTGAAGCGGCCATCGGGTGTAACGGATTCGGCCCATACCAGGGGGACGGCTCCCTTACCCGGCTTATCCCCGATCTGCGGCTTGTAGCGGTTCCAGACCAGGGGCCCGGTGGCGACTCGGTAGCCCCAGTCGCGCAGCCGGCTGTCCAGGCTGCGCAGGCGCGTGGCCAGCCCCGTCTCGCTGGCATGCCGGGGCAGGATCCAGGGGGCGGTCGGTTCATCGGGCAGGGTGAAGGAACCAGATGGCAGGATGGTCAAACCGTTGCCGCCACTGCCGGCCCTGATCATGTTGACCAGGGCGCGGTCGGGCCGCTTCTTCTTCGCCCCCATCCGGCGATAAGTGGCAAGCACTGTCTCCTGCAACACATTGTCGAACACGCCCTTGCGTTCATCGACGAAGTCCAGCGACAGGGGCGGGGCCAGATCGGACAGGGTGCGGCGCAGATGCTTGAAATAATCCCCGGCCAGGAAGGACGACGGGGTGAGGAAGGCGATCAGCCCCCCCGGCACGGTCCAGCGCACGGCCTGATCCATGAACAGGGCATAGAGATTGGCATGGCCATACAGGCTGCGGGCAAACCGGACCCGCACATCGGGCGCCAGGGTCAGGCGGCCATAGGGCGGGTTGCCGATCACCAGATCAAATTCCGACGCGGCCGACACCGACAGCGCGTCGACCGCGCGGCAGACCGACAGGCGCTTGCCCCCCACCCGGATCAAGGGGGCCAGGGCCGCCTCCACCATCACGCCCGCTATCCAGGCGGCGACGGGGTCCAGTTCCAGCCCGCGCAGACGGTTGCCGATGGAGCGCAGGGCCAGTGCCGGCTCCACCCCTTTAAGGGCTTTGGCCATGCGGAGTGCGATGGGTACCAAGAAGGCACCGCAGCCGGCGGCAGGGTCCAGCGCGCGGGCGTCGGCCCAATTGACCTTACCGCCATCGGCCAGATCCACCAGCCGGGCGGCCAAAGCGGGGGGCGTGTAATAGACGCCATGGCGGGCGCGCTCATCGGACGGCATCAGGCCGGCATGCAAAGCACCGATCCGGTCGGCCACCTCCGCCACGGGCAGCGGTGCCAGGCTTTCGCCGTAGGACCGGGCGGCGGCGGCCACTTCCGCCCCCAGACTGGGCGGTGTCTTTGTGACGGGCGGGGGGGCGAGGTCCAGGCCCGTCTCCAGCGCCTGCCACCAGCCGCGCACCACCAGTTGCACCAGGGCCGCCTCCTGACGGCGCTGCTGCGCCGACAGCGATGCCAGGGCAGCCAACAGCAACGCCCCCGGTTCGGGGGCGTTGGTTTGGGCCGGCTTCATCGCGGCGGGCGGGGTCGGGCGGCGGGACAAGGCCAT